CTCGACCGTTAAATGTGGCACTAATAACATAGTTTGAACCCAAAGTATAAATAGAATTGCCAAAGATAGTTGCATATGGACCATTTACATTGTTTACATAAATCATTGCAGATAGTCCACCATAGGAAGAATAATTACCTACATTTCCTATATAAAAATAAGATAAATTATTTGTATTTTGAGTTGAAATATTTGAACCTTGATTAGATTCAACATGAGAGCCTGCGGCCTGATATCCACTAGTAATAATGGTTGGTGTGCCACCATAACCAAGTTGCATTTCAAATTGTTGAAGTGTTGGCGTAATCCAATTATCAAGAATCAAAAGATATCTATTAAATCCACCAGTTAATGATAGAAGATATGTTGTTGAGCTTCCAGATAATGTGTATGTACCAATTTTAGTCATGGCACCATATGGAGAAGCCCAAGTTGGTGCCCCTGACCCTGAACTTGTTAAAACCTGACCCGTTGTACCAACTGATGTATAGGCAATAGCTGTACCTGTACCATAAGCTATGGTTCCTGCAGTTGGAGTGGCTGTTGTGTTCGTGCCACCAGATGAAATAGGAATTGGTATGGTTCCAGCTACAGATGCATTTGCTAATACTGCAATAGATGTACCATTGTTATAGAACAACTTTCCATCTGTGTAATTGATAGCTAATTCACCAACTTGTAAATTTGATGTAGTAGGTTGATTTCCAGTTGTGCCACTGTTAAAAAGAACGATTGGGGTAGAGCCTGAAGCCGCCATGATTTATCCTTTGCAAAGTAAAAGCGCCATTGAGTATCCCAAGATAAATGCCACCACGGGATGACAAATAAACTTAGTTATCTTCTCCATTAAGCCACCCAAGGTAGTTTGGGCGATACAACTGGAGGATTAACTTGATTGGCGATCATGGTATCCAAAGATGCCTGATTTTCTGTTTCGTTAACACCAGAGGCCCAAATCCATCCCAAAACCTGATCTTGCGTCAATTGAGAAAAAGGTGTGAAAGGTGAGCCTGCAGTATAAGTGACTGGGCAAGTGTTATAGATAGAGGCAGTGTGAGTGCCATCTGTACCATTACAGCGCCAGTGGACATTAAAAGCCACATCGGTTTGACCTTCTGAGGATGGATAGCAATCGATTGCCTCAACGTTCCATGTGTAAGTGTTTGCCATGATTTAATCCTTATGCGAATGATGTATCTAAAACCCAAGTCTTGGTTGGTTCATCCCACTTGTAAAACTTACCATCCGTTGGAAAAGGTGTTGGTGGCGTCCAAACCCATGTTGGTGCACCAATTGTCCAGCTTGGAAATGGTTGTTCAGGCCAATAAAACACATCATTTGTTGCATCATAGTAATAACCTATTCCTGCATAATTTGCTCTAAAGGCTACGCCACCATCGGGTTGGTTGTCTGGCCCATAATGAATACCACCTCTTGTATTATAAGAAGTCCTCTTATAAACATCACCTGTTCTAGCAGTTAATTCATTTTCATCGTCTTCGTCTCTGCCAACTGTGACAAAAGTCACTATGTTGTTTGAATCTAGTTTTGCAAAGTGTGCCATTTTATTCCTTAACTAAATGTCACAGTTTCGGACGTTGTTGATGTAGCAGTAACTTTATAAACCTTATTAGAACCAACAGTAGTTGGTCCTGTGAAAGTTACTCCACCAGAGAATGTTGCAGAGTTTGCACTTGGAATAGAAAGAATCACAACACCTGATCCACCCGATCCACCCGAAACCGTGTTGTTTCCTTCAGCTCCACCACCACCTCCAGTGTTTGCACTTCCGTTTCCTCCTCCAGTGCCACCACCGTTACCACCTCCTCCAGATCCACCAGAACCACCACCGTTTGCACCATTACCACCTCCACCACCTCCTGCATACGTTACAGAAGATCCAGTAATAGATGAGGCAGATCCACTTCCACCAGCTCCTCCCTGAGTTCCACCTACACTACCTGCTGATCCTGCACCACCTCCACCACCTCCAGAGTTATCACCACCACTATCTCCTCCAGCATTACCTTGACCAGATGTGCCTGATGCTCCTAATCCACCATTATTCCATCCACCACCACCAGAGCCGCCAGTTTTAGCGTTTCCATTACCTGAACTGTAAAATGTTCCACCTGCTCCACCACCAGTTGCAGTTACAGAATTAAATACAGAATTATTTCCATTATTTTGCGTTGAACTTGGATAAGATACGCCTGCACCACCAGCTCCAACAGTAACTGTGTAAGCAGTTCCTGTGGCTAAAGATGATGCTGTACCAGTTAAAAATCCTCCAGCACCACCTCCACCACCGTAGTAATTACCACCTGCACCACCACCAGCAACAACTAAATAGTTGACTGAAACGGTGTTGGATTTACCATAAAAATTGGTGGGCATTGTTATTGCACCACTTGGCACACCAGCTAATGTTCTTACATTCGTGTCATTCAAGCTAATTTGACTTGTTCCAGTACCACCAAGTTCTTTCTCAATAGAAACACCAGCAGTGGTTCCACCAAGACTTATCGGGCCTGATGAATTCATCGTCATTATCTTGACTCCAGCGCTTCAATTCTTTTTAGCAATTGACCAATCGCGCCGAAAGACAGAATGGCGAGCTTTTCATAATCCACTGCCAATGATCCATCTGTTCTTGTACGAACTGCTTGTGGGAAAACCTTTTGAACGTCTTGGGCGATCACACCAAACGATTGCTTGGGTTGGAAATACTCATCCTCACCACCGTGATCTGCAAGGTACTCATCTGTCCAATCAAATGTCTTAGAACCAATTGCAGTCACAATGCCAAGTGGGTCTTGGATGTCTTGTACGTTTGTTTTGAACTTGATGTCGGATGAGTAGTACGCTGTGATGTTGCCTGTAGCGTAGATTGCACCAGCACCTGAGTCTGCTGTTGTGCCTACGGAAAGGCCACCTGCGGCAGATAGTGTCATTGCTTGGGTAAAAGTAGCGTTAGTTCCTGCTGTTCCTGATGGCGCTATGCTCCAAGTAAATGCACCACCACCAGTTTGCGAAAAATAAGAAGCATAATTGGTTGTTATGTACTTATTATTTGTGCCATCATAATAAAAATTAGATGACATATAAATATCATTACCAGAAGCTCCAGCCCAAAATGCACCAGCACGACCGATTTGAATTGCTTTGTAGCTTGTTGTCCAAGCACTAGGAGTAACTCCTAATCCTAAGTTACCAGAAGTATCCAAACGCATTTGTTGGCTACCGTTTGTGTAGAACGATAAAGGCAAGTAAGTGCCTGTACCATTGATGCCTGATACCAACTGAACATCTGTAGATCCATTTGTGGCAATTAAAATCTTAGATGCGTTTGTAGGGTCTGAATTGTTTGTTGCCTGCCAAGAGGCTGCAGTTGAAGTCCCATTTGGCAACGCATAAATACCAGTTGTGCCATTTGACGTTCCAGTCTGAAATGCTGTTCTGCTAGAAAACGTGGCATTTGAGAAGTCTCCTTGAAATCTAGCACTTACACCTGCATTACCAAGAGTAAGTGTTGTTCCATTGAATGTCAGATTAGCACTTGATTGATATGCACTAGTACCATTTCCATAAGGCACATAGTTAGCAGTCAAGGAAGTCAATCCTGTACCACCATTTGATACATTCAGAGTACCAGATAGAGTAATGGCACCTGTTGTTGTTGTACTTGGTGTAAATCCAGTAGTTCCTGCACTAAAACTAGTTACGCCAGAATTGTTGATCGTGATGGCAGAAGAACCGTTATAAGTTGTGCCTGAGCTATAAGATATACCAGTTCCAGCAGTCAAAGAATTAGTTACTGATCCTGCTGTTCCTGCTGTTGCCGCATTCAAGTTTGCTACCTGCGTAGTGCTTGACACAACAAAAGGAGCCGTTCCTGTTGATACAGTTGAAGTAATCTGTCCTGATGCAGAAACTGTAGTGAATGCTCCAGTTGTTGGAGTTGTTGCACCAACAGTACCATTGATATTGATCGATGCAGTTCCAGTTAAATTTGTAACAGTACCACTTGATGGTGTTCCAAGTGCTCCACCGTTGACTACAAAAGCACCTGCTGACCCTGTGTTGACTGCTAAAGCGGTCGCAACTCCAGTGCCTAGACCACTTACGCCAGTGGAAATTGGCAATCCTGTAGCGTTTGTAAGCGTTCCAGAGCTTGGTGTGCCCAAAGCTCCACCATTTACAACAAAAGAACCTGAAGAACCTGTATTAACAGCTAATGCCGTAGCTACACCAGTTCCTAAACCACTAACTCCAGTAGAAATAGGTAAACCAGTAGCATTGGTCAAAGTACCAGATGATGGAGTTCCTAATGCACCACCATTGACTACAAAAGCTCCAGCAGATCCAGTATTTACACCTAAAGCCGTAACTACGCCTGTACCAGTTGTTATTGTGCTAGGTGCATTTCCTGCACCACCACCAATCATCAAGGCATTTGCAGACAATACAGCACTTGATGCCCATGTGCTTGCCGAACTAAAGTAAACAATACCGCCAGAAGTTCCCGCAACAGTCAAAGCAGGCGTTGTGGTTGCAGTTGCAACTGAGATCAATCCACCAGTAAATGAAACCGATGTCACTGTGCCACTACCACTGGTGGCTGATAGAGTACCAGTGCTAAAAGAAAGCCCAGAACCTATTGTGACATTGCTAAAACCACCACTACCATTACCATAAAGAATTGATGTTCCACTTGTAGCTGGGGCGTAATCGGTGCCAGAGACTGCGGCCGATATCGCAGTGCCATTACCCTTCAAAACCCCAGTAACCGTTGTAGAAAGCGTTATGGCAGGTGAAACATTTGGATTTGCAACCGTTCCTGCAAAACCATTTGCACTAACAACAGATACTGTCGTAACGGTTCCAGCTCCACTTACTGTAGTCCAGATTGGAGGAGATGAACCTTGGCTTGTCAATAATTGACCAGTAACACCAACTGAAGAAACGCCATAAGCAGTGCCAGTTCCATAAATAACAGAACCTGCAGTTGGAGAACTAGATGAGTTTGTACCACCATAGGCTGTACTTAAAGTACCACTACTTATTGCACTTGCAGAAATAGATACTGAGTTATTGGTAACGCTTGTTATTTGACCATATGCGTTAGTTGTAATTTGTGGAATGGTTGAAGCAGAACCATAAGTACCAGCAGTACCAACTGTAGCCAAAGACAACGTACCTGTTGTAGTAATTGGACCACCAGTCAAACCAGCACCAGAATTAATATTGGTTACAGTACCTGTATTAAGTGTATTACTTGAAGCTGAAGTAATACGACCATAGGCATCGACAGTTATGGTTGGAGCTGTATAAGTTCCTGCAGTTACAGCAGTTGTAACCAATGAAAATGTAGGCGTTCCACTTACGCCATTTGCATTAGCAATAGCAATTTGTCCTGAAGTGCCTTGCAATGTTTGTGTTGCAAAGGTAGAACCATTGAGAATTACTAACCCTGTGCCACTTAGGGCGGCAATCGTTGCTAAAGTTCCTGTTACAGAAATAGTAGGGTTTCCACTTATTCCATTACCATTGGTAATTTGTAATCCAGTTCCAGAAACAGAAATAGTTCTATTAACAACTGTTCCAGAACTTGTTTTAGAAATCATTCCAAAACCTGCAGACTCAAGAGATCCAGATGTTCCGTTTAATGAAATTTGATAGCTGTTTCCTGCACCATTGTCAGTCAAACCAAGACCTGTTCCTGTAGCCAAGTAGCGACTAGAACCCAACGCAGGAGTTGCATTTACAGTTACAAAACTGTATGTGCTAAGGTTTGATGTGGCTTGAATTTGACCAGTCGTGGTTTGAACTGTATTCCCATTTTGAACAACAGGAACCAATTCAGTGCCTGTCAAGGCACCAGCTACGGGTAATTGTGCAATGGTTACATTTGCCATGATTATGGGTTCTCAGGTGGACTTGGACTCAAGGTGTCAAGGTTGCCATTGTCAGAAGGGGTCTGTGTGTTTGGCGTTGGTGACAGATCCAATTGTACAGAACCTGTGGTCTGTATTGCATCTGGTATTACGTCAATATTTTCGTCTGGCCTTGGGAATCTGATGTTGATGCGTTCGGTCTTACGGGCGGCGAGCCTGTAGGGGTCCTTCTCATCTTTACAGCCTTGGGCACAGACACGCAACCCGGGGAAGTTAAAGTCCATGCTCATCTCAGCATGAGGCCTCTTCATCTTGCACCTATCGCATATCGCAATCGATATGGTAGACATCCCACGAGTATCAAGGAATAAGGGCATTATTACCTCGTGTAAACGCTAATGTTTGGGCTGAAGTATTCAGGTGACTTGTCTCTTTCCTCTTGCTCAACGTCATAGAGGAACTTGTCAGCCATTTTTTCAAGATAAGCTATGCGAGTTGGGTCTACTTGAGGCAACTCCAAGCTCATTCTGTGAGCTAACATGAAAATAGTAGCTTCATACCACCTTTGTGGAATGGCTAACTGCTGTTGAAGCGTTCCAACATCCTCAATCTGAGCTGAATACCAGACAGTCATCTGCACAAAAGACGTATTTGGCACAGGCCAAAGCGTCATGGTAGGCTGATTGATGGTTCTTTGGAAATAATATTGAAAAGGCTGGTTAGCAGTGAAGTTTTTGTTAGGCAAATTGGTGTAATCGTCCCTGTTTAGACGAGACATCTCGATTTCACGAGAGTTATTGCCCAAATACCACTCTCTAAGAGCCAAAGTGGTGTTATTGAAGGCTTGGATGCGATAGAACTCCACGTTGAACCCGGGGTCCACATCTTGCCAAATCCACTGCCCATCACTCACAGTCACATTTGTAGCTGTGTATATGGTTGACCAGTTCGTGTTGTCGCTCGAAGCCTGCAAATAGTAGCTCCAAGTCTGCGTTCCACCATTCGCAACATAGGGCATGATACCTATCGAACCTATGTACTGAGGGTTTGTAGACCCATAATCCACCTCAAAATAGCCATTTGCGCTAGTTTGTTGTGCATAAGTGTTTACATTGTTATCGTATAGATAGGAAACGTTTCCACCAGCACTAGAGGAATAGTTACCACTAGGTTGTGCCATTTGGCGATACAAGACGTTCAGAGCATCATTGGCACCCAAGGGTAGCTGATACTCGTATTGGTTGGCGTTAAGGCCTATAACAACCTTTTGGACAGCAAAATACTGTATGCCACGGTTGATCATGTTGGAGAGGAGAAAGTACAGGTTCTCAAGGGCCGCCTGTTGCTGTTCGCTCGTTGTCTCTTCAGCCAACTTCCCACACCTACGCACAGCGTGGTCAATGACCGTCTGCGTGTTAATAACTGTTGTGCTTACGGTTCCTGAGAAAGCCATGTTTTTTCCTTACCAACCGGGGCAATTCCAGCGCTTTAAAGATGCTTTTGCTCTTGGCGCATCTCCACTTGAATGCTTAACAACACCGCTCATGCGGGCACAAAATGAATCTTTTCTTGAGCCACCTTGAGGCTG